CATACCTTCATGATCTGCCTGTTCAATCTGATTATTCTTATCTTGTTCCATATCTTTATCCATCTCTTCCATGTCTTCGTCAGTCTGTTGAAGAACATTTTTACGAACCCACTTAGATGAATAATATTTACCGACATATGGATCAACTAATTGCAACATAGAAAGTCTAGTCTGCAATAATTCATTTTCTTTTAATTCAGTGAAGTGATTGTCTTGGTTATAATCATACTCGATGAAGTGTTCCATATCTTCCCACTCATCAGCACGAATAATACCTTTCAATGCTAACTGAACACGTAACGTATTCGAAAATAAAGACGAAAACTTCTTACGTTGTCTCTGAATAAATTTGTTAAACTTAATCTCATCTCGAGTAATTTCTTGACTACGACCAAGACTAAATCCTTGTGTCGGAATCATTCTCGAAATAGGCACGTTTAATGCCATGTATAATTTCTTTTGGAAATATTCAATATCCTGAATATCTCCTAAATTCTGTCCACCTGGAAGAGTAGTAATCTCAGTACCCTTACCACCTTCACGACGTGGCATCCAGAAGTCTTCCATCATTGATAGATGCTTCTTATTGTCTCGTACTTCACCAGTAACTGCATCATAAACAATTTTATTTCTAAACTTGTTCATCATGTCATTAACGTATTGTTCTGCCTTCAACTTTGGAAGGTTACCTACGTCAACGTAAAATACTCTACGTTCTGGAGCACGTGAAATGCGATAGATAACTACCGCATCTTCAATCATCTTTAACTGGTTAACTGGTTTGATTGCTTTATGCAATGCAGAAAGTGTCATTCCAGTATTGGCATCCATTAAACCAGAGTTGCAAAATACTACTGAGTCAATCGGTAGTTTTACACCCTGAGTTGTTTGCTCCATAATACCTTTGTCGTTATAAAGAAAATATTCTTCTACTTGCTTTATAACCTCCACACCTGTTGGAGTTCTTTCCTTTGTTACATTTTTAATCCTACGAATCTTACGTGGATCAATGTAACGCATTTCAACAATACCAGATTTTGGATTTTTCTCATCAATCAAAATTTGGTAGTAAAGACGACCATCGATATACCAAGAGCGGAAAATGTCATGACCTTTATAATCAAAGTTATAAAGTCTTAGAACATTTTCAAATTCTTCACGAATTTTTTTCTTGATACCATCAGAAACCTTCAGTTTATCAAGATTAATTTTTATTGGTTGATCATTACCATCTGTAACTATTGTTTCATTTACAATATCTTCAATAGCTGCGTCGCAATCAGAATACTGGGATGCTTCACGATAACGACGAATTAAATCATTTTCGTTCTTGACAACACCCTCAACATCCATAACCATGCCATAATAAGCACTCGCACTGGCTACGACTGTTGAGCCATCGTCAGATGAGGGAGTTACAACACTCCCTACATCCAACCCAGCTTTTTTTCTTTTTAACTCAAACCCAAAAATCTGCATAATTAAATTAAACCTTTTTATCGATTATTGACCAATAGGAATTGGGAAATTACCGATAGGTGAATTAATAGAAACATTAACACCGATTCCATTACCTTCAGTACTATTGCTAGTGAAGAAGTTGTATTGGAATTCTACATCAAATGTTTCGATTTGGTTTTGTTGCTCGTAGTCAAGAGCAATAGCACCGATAGTAGTTGGATACGCATCAATAAATTTATAGATCTTAACAGATGCACCATTACGATCTAGTTGGTGAACAGTCATATCTACTTGATAGTCACGTGGATTTACACGACCAGTAGTTGTAGAATAATTCTGAATACCTGATTGCCACTGCTCAATCGCATTACGGATTGAGAAAGTAGTATCATTGTAAATTGAAATTGTCCATGGTTGGAAAGTGCGTTCACCAGCAAAGTTAATTGGGCGACCACGATAAAGAACAGCAATGTTCTCTAAAGTAGAAGCTGGTAATTGAGCAGACTTGCACAGGAACTGTGCTTGTTGACCTGCTAAAATACCACCAGTAACGAATGATGGGAACGATAATTCAACTCGGAACTGATTAGGGCGAGCACCGCCACCAATCATCTGGGCTTTAAAATCAGCAATATTTGCCATTTGTTATCTCCTTTATCTCTATTTATCGTGATTATTGACCACCACCAATTTCACTGAAAGCAATGCTAGAGCGAGCAGCGATGAAATTGAGAGTGATAAAGTTGATAGAACGATTTGGCTTAATGAAGATATCAGCAACGAACTCGTTACGGTCGATAACTTCACCAGTGTTGTTAGTTGCATCGCACTTAACAACGAATTCAGTGATACCACGACGACCCTGTACGTCACGTAGGAATGGCTCTACAAGATTCTTGAATTGAGCACGAGTGAAACTATCATTGAATTCAAATAGCTGGAATTTAGAAGCAGTAGCAATTGCTTTCTCAAGAACGATGAATAGACGACGCACGTTAATGCGATCAAATGCACTTGGCTTAGCAAGCAATGTCTTGTCACCGAACAGAACAGTACCTTGTCCTGGGAAAGTTACAACTGGGTTAACTCCGTTCTTATACAGATTATCACGATCTGTTTTAGTTGGGTTATGTGAAAGTTTAACTACGTTCTTGATTTGACCACGATTCAAACCACCTGGAGAGAACCATGGATCATTAGTGTAGTCAGTGCGAGCGCATAGACCAGCAGTGTCACCATTTAATGGAACCCAACGATACTTGTCATTGTAGCGATCATACTGATACTTGTAACCAGAATCCATAACAGCGTATGAAGAACTTGGTAGTTCGTTACGGTATGCATTAATTGCATCAGTAGCAGTCGAACCAGCACCGATGATAACATCGCCAGAAGTAGTATCTTGTGGAGAAACGAATGCGACGCAGTCTAAACGAGACTCTGCAACACTGTTAATAACATAGTTTGCAACAGTAGTAGATGCTTTACCTACTGGTAGTAGAGAAATATCATACTGGCTGTCGTCTGCGAAGATTGCCCATGCGTTCATCAACTGACCATCAGTAGCAGTTAGATCATCTAAACCACCTGATAGTTGAACAGTTTGTGCAGCAGAAAGATCTTTGAAGTTACTACCTGACGCAGCTGAACCCCAAGCATCTGCACCTGAAGTGCCTTGGTGTGTATTAGATACTGCAGTTGGATGATCCATCCACCAGATGTATTGTGAACGACTGTTAATTACATCAGCGTAATAGTTGTTAGTTCCGTCACCTTTCTTAGCATCAGATGCTTTTGATAGGTATGCAAACTTCTCAAGGATAGTTCCTGGAACACCAGTCCATACACCTGTTTCGTCAATAATGATAACGTGCATTTCATCATTGGAACCACTTACACCTGATACGTAATCAGAAGTATCTGGTTTGCTATCGAATTCACGTTCGTAAACACCTTTAGTGTCTCCTGCAGGGACTCCACCCCAACCAGCATAAGTTTCGTAGTCAGCCATAGAAACTTTTAGACCATTACCCAATGCTCCTGGGAATTTAGCAGCCCACTGACCCATAACACCTGCGCCATTAGCGTAAGTTTGTTGATAGTCATTAACATTGTTAATCTTTACACCACCAGTAGTAATACCAGTAGTCAATGTTGCAGTTCCGCTAAGAGTTGCAGTTGGAGCAGAAGTATATCCAGTACCAGCAGTAGTGATAGTTACGCTAGAGATAGATGAAGTTCCAACACTTACAGTGCCTAAAGAAGCACCTGAACCACCGCCACCAGATAGAGAAGCAGTAACTGTTCCTTTGTAACCAGAACCACCACTAACAACAGTAATACTTGACACTGTCATGTTTGGAGATACGCCACTCATCACAACAGTGAATGTAGCACCAGATCCACCAGCAGGTGAACTGATAACTACGTTTGGAGCAGAAGTATAATTGGAACCAGCACCTGAAACAGCAATCGCAGTGATTGCTCCACCAGAAAGAACAGCAGTTAGAACTGCTTGTGTTCCACCTGCAATATCAGGAGCACCGACTGTAATAGTTGGAGCAGCAGCAGTTGAGGAATAGCCAGAATTTGTACCACCAATAGTTACTGATGTAATGCCACCAGTTTTTGTGGCAACAGCATTTCTATGATTTACAGTATCTGCACGAACGACCAACATATTGTTGGTATAAGATAAAAAGTTTGCAGCAGTGAAAAATGAAGTTGCATTCTCGTCTTTTGGCTTACCAAAACGCTGAACCAGAACATTCTCTGAATTCACTGTTACAGGATCTAGTACTGGACCCCACTGGAAAGTACCAGCAAATGCACCTGTCGAGGTTGCTACTGCTGGAACGATTGAAGAGAAATCTTTCTCTACGACTGCAACGCCAGGACTTAGTTGAAAAGGCATTGTAATTCTCCTTATTACATTAACATGTTATTTTGTTGTGCTCTGACAAGCATGGATATCACTAATTTATTTATGAAAAGCCACATTTCTAAAAATTTAGAGGGGCTGGTTCTTCATTGTGTCCATCGTCATAAACTCCGAAGGGTGTCAACTCATCCTCGATCGCTTGCATCTGTTTCTTATACATTATTTCTCTTAGATTTATATTATTTAGGTCTTTGAAATAAGGGTTGGTTGTAAGCCAACTAAACAGAACCAAACTCATAACAAGGTCATCATGGTACCCATCATCTGCCTCATAAGATCCTTTCTTCTCAATGAAAGTAGAGATCTCTGAAATAGTGTCGGCATCCTCTATAATTAACTTATTTTCTTCTACTAAGGACTTAAAGTTATGACACCCAATTCTTTTAACCTTCTTGTCCGTATTCACACCCAACTGGGTTTTACCACCACCGAATCCACCAGAAACTACCTGAGATCCAGTCGTTCTATTCACAAAAAGAATGTTCTCATATTCCAGTTCTTGATAAAGAATATGTGGAACCTGTTCACTAGAATTCGTTTCCATCAATACATAGGCATTATTATATTGCTTACCAACTTCATAGATGAAGTTTGGATATAAAAGTGGGCTAATACTATTATTGCGATATTTACCAACCACTCTATATGGAACTTCGGTAATATCTGTAATGGTAAATGCCGAATAGTCACCACCTACACCTTTTGCAGTATCTGCAACAATTACATAGGTATGTGCCTTCTGCGGTCTTTCATAAACATCCAATCCATCTTTTGAATAGATCGTTTGTCCGATTCCCATCTTTGCAATAACATCGGC